TCGCCTTCGCCTTCCTCGCCTTCGTCGTTCATCGACATTTGAAACGCGGTATTCATATATGTAGGATCAAGGACCATATCTGCTGCGGGCGAATCTAGGGGATCTAAGTCCCATCGAGCACGCACCTCGTTTACGGACATGAATTTCGTGGCGCGCTTAATGTCTTGGTCGAGCTTTTCGTCTTCGGTGCGGACATTCAAGCCGCCGAAAACCAGCTCAAATTCTTCGTTCTGGGGAGAAATCAGCCAGCGGTTGATCCAACCTTGCATCGACCGGAGCAAAGGCCTAAGCCCCTTCTCTTTGGACAGCATAATCTTATCGCTTGGCCCCTGGTGGTTCATGGCCGCGGTCTGGCCCTCGGCCCCAAACACAAACCCTAGCTCGGCAGCATCAATCTGATAGATGGCACACGCGATCTTGAGCAAGTAGCCCGTCCAGTTTTGGAAATCTTGCCAGTCTCGGTTGGATTGAAGGTTGATCGACTCCAGCCCTTCCTTGTGCTCGGGGTCAAGTTGGATAATCGGTGTCCGGCGACTATTCGCCGCGCCCGACAGCATCGAATAAAACTCACGGCGGAAAGCGCGAAAAAGCTGCGGGTTCATTTTTGACTTAACCGCGAGAATGCCCGCCGTTGAAAGCCCTTGGCTGTAATCATTAATCTTGTGAGTGTCCGCTGCGAGCAACGCCGTGACCGTTCGCACCAGCTCTTCTAGCTCCGGGAACCCATATCCATTCGCTTTAACCCAAGTGCGCGGCCTGCGGATTCCGAACGCAAGCTCTGCCGCGGTAAATTCGGCCACGACCTTTTGCCCTACGACTTGCACATAGCTAGTCGTGTCGAGCGACCGCCTGCCCTGGGCTCGCTCGGCGTCGCTAATTTGCGCCCTGCGAATCGTGGCCCCGTCGACAGGCACAAAGCCCGCAACCCCGCCGCCTCGGTTTTTAATGACCTCGAAGCACGCTTGGTCAAAGATCAACGAATCACGGGTGATCTGGCGTAAGAAGCTTTCAAACCCAAGCTCTGGCGAGATTCGAGGATCCCCACAGGTCTCTATCCAGTCAGTGAGTCGTCTGATCTCTTTTCGGTCTTCCGCAGTTACTTCCTTCTCGCGGTCGCGCAAACGAATAGAAAACCCCAAACTATACGGATCGCTCTGCGGGGTGGCAAACTCAGCTACCTGATTGGTTCTCGTATTCACGATAGCGGCGACCACGGGGGTACGTGCCATCGACCGAAGAACATCGTAACCCACGCCGCGTGACGAATCGCTGTACGTCAACGCCTCCCCTGAGATTGTCCCAAGCGTGTAGTCCATCGGGTCAAGGTTCCAGGCAGTCGGTTGCGGCACGGCGGACGCCTTGGCTTTCACCAACGCCGTCGTGTCATCACTGCCAAACCACTTGTCGAACCATCCCATGTGTCACTCCGCGTCTTCGTCAAACAAAATATACGGCTCGCCGTCAGGTAGAAACGAGCGCGAGTTATTCCGCTTGTGGAACCGATGCTGATCCTGATGCACCAACGCCGCGTCGATCATATCGGGTATCTCTAGATCTGCATAGTACACGTCTACGGACCCGTCGTAATAGTCGCCTAAATGCTTTAGCTCGGATGGACCGTGACCCAGGCGCTTCAATTCGCGCTTAATGCCCCACCAATACCAACCAAAGTTACGATAGTACAGGTGATCTACAGCTAGGATAGATAGGATATTCGTTGCGAGCGCCTCGTTCATGCAGCCTCCGTCTCAATCTCTTGGGCCACGTCCTTTGCTTTAAGCAAGTGCCGGATCTCACGGTTGAGCTTTTTGTTAAAAGCGACCCACACAGGAGTCTGGTTGTATTTTGCCCAGGTCTTCGACAGCTCGGATAGGCGGTGCCCTGATTCGGACATGTCCTGCGCAACCCACGACCAGTCGTATGACTTGAGCGGTTGATGATAGCCCGCTTCAACATAATCCGACGCAATCGCCTGAGCCAAAGCGCCTAAACCCGCCTCTGTTGGCGTCCACCAGGTCGCCCCCTGGGGCAACTCAGCGTCCAAGTATCGGGCAATATCCCCCTCGGCGGTAACGATCAGGCCGGGGGCGCGGTCATATTGGGAGCCGCCACCCTTATCTACCAGCGATTGCAACTTCCCTTGCATTGTGTCCGCGTGGCGCTCGAATTGTCGCGAAGAAAACCGAGTAGTCATAGACGAGACCTGGTAGACCGACTCCAGTTGCTTAGTGACAATATCGGCCTCATTCCCTGGGCGTGTCGATACGCCTCCCGCGTTCAACTCCACGAACGACGGCTGATCGGGAGTCGCCCCGCGCTTTCCTTTTTGCTCTTTCTCCCATTTCTTCAACTCGGCTTCAAGAGCGCCTACGCGATCTTTGAGCGCCTTGTACTCGGGCGTGTCTTTTTTATTTTCATCCACGAGCACGCGAGCTTGTCCATAAAGCCCGTCGCTTTGATATTTACCCGTGCCCCACAGCTCTGAGCGGATTTCGCTCTCGCGCTCGCTGGCTCTCTGCTTCAACACGGGCGGAGATACGTTGTCCTCAGACTTGATAACGATCCGCTTTTTCCGATAGTCAATAGCGTCCACGATGTATTCACGGCCAGCGCGGCGAATAAGCTGCCCCTCGAAAAATGCCTGGCCTTTTGCGGAAATAAACCCCGCCCGATCCTCGTCGATTGCCGCCTTCAAGTGCGCGGGTAGAAACTGATTCCCTCGCGCACGGTTTCGTAATTGCGTGATTTTAGCCTGCCGCCGATCATTCATTTCGCTCGGAGAAGAGTTTTCATATAGCCAACGCATTCGGCGCAGCTCCGAGAGCGTTTTAATGGCGTCGGCTTCTTTTTTGGCCGTGAACGCCTCGCGCATTTCAATCATTTGCGTTTCGTACTCGGCCCTGGCCGCTTCGGGATCCTTGCTGATCTCGATCAGGACTTCCATACGTGTCGTGCTCTCAGAGTCAATGTCAATGCGCTCGCTGCCACCTTGCAATTTGTCCTGCCAGCCCTTTTTACCCATGACCGTTGCGGCCTTGTAGGCGTCATAAGTGCCCCGCGCCACGTATTCGTGCAGTTGCACCGTATCGGCGGGGTTCCCCTGGCGGACACCGCGCCCATTACGCTGATGAACAATTGCATTGTTCCAAGGGATCGTGACGTGGTGAATGTCCGTACACGTTTTTTGTAAATTTATGCCCTCGCCAATGACACTAGACCCAATTACGACGCGGATTTTTCCCGCGTTAAAATCCTTACTGATCTCCTGCCGCTTCGACGCGCCCGCGGTCTTCGAGTTAACGATTGCAATTTCGTCTGCGGGAATCCCCGCCTCCACCAGGAGTTGCTTGATTCGGTCTTGAGAGCCCCCGCTGTGATAATCACAAAAGATAATGTGCCCGCCACCGCGCTCTGCGATCAATGTATAATAATCCAGTTTCTTTTGCAGAGCCTTGCGCTCTTCTTCGGGGGCGGCTTTAAGCTGCTTTTCCAGCTCTTTGATCTTTGTCTTTGCTTCTTTCTTGGTCTCTGGCATTCGGGAAACAACCGCGTCTCTAACCGCCAGGTACTTGGGGGCTTTCCGCCACGCATCAGGAAACGCCACGGGATCATACAAGCTTAGATCCATCGCGATCTTCTCAAGCTGTGACAGCATCCCAAAAGCTTTCTGTTGGTCCTCGGTCTCGCCCGACGCACGCAGTGCTTCAATCTCTGCCTGGACATCGTCGTAAATCACCTGTTGTTGATCCGTCATGTCCAACACATGGCGGGTATGGGGCGCGTCAGGAATGGACAAACCCACGTCTTTCGCTGTGCGGTAAATCTGATACTTAGCTAGGAGCCCCTGGATTTCCGGCAAATTCTTGAACCCCACGACCTCCGATTGTTCTACAACATTTCCGCCAACGTCCAGGCCCAGGCGATCCTCGATCTCGCAATACTTCGTGACAAAGTCCTCAACGTCATGGATACTACGCGCCTCCAACTCTTCGGGCGCGAGAATATCCAACATATTGTAGACTTCAATCGGGCTATTCTGAGTCGGCGTGGCCGTCAAGAAGTACACGCCGTCCCCGCGCTCGCCGCCTGTACGCGCCCGCATGGCCGCGACACGCGCCTGATGATCTTCCTTCGACTCCCCTGCCTTCCGTCGCTCCAGGACCAACCGCGCTTTTAGGTGCATATCTCGCGCCCGCTGCGATTGCATCCCCCCGCCCATGTGCTTCGGCTTCTTCTTGCCTCGGATTCGAGGCAGCCCATATAAGTTTTTGTATGCGTGCGCTTCGTCTGGAATGATCGCGTCGATGCCCAGGTCCTCAAAGAAGATGGGGAGACCGCCCGTGCCCTTAAAGCCACTCGCAATCTGGGAATCGTAATTGGCCTTGATCTGTTCCTCCGCTTTCTCCTGCGACTCCTTGGTTTTTCTACCACGAGCCTCGGCTAGGTCACGCGCACGGCGGAACGAGTAGTCTCCCTCTGTAAAGTCGCGGAGTGTGTCTTCTTTCACAGAGATACCCTGAAAGATCTCTCGGGTCATGATCACCAGGTCGTAGTCATTCTGCATCATGTCGGTGAGCTTACGTGCCGTTGTCTCTCGATTATTGGTGTCGTCCCGATAGACAATCTTGCCATCCTTCATAACGACGTTGCCCTTGCGATCCCGCTTGGGCGATGCTCCGACTACAAGCACCTTCGATCCTGGAAACAAAAACTCTAATTCCTCGGCCCAATTGACGAGAACCGATTTTGGACAAACAACCGTGGGGCGGCGGGTCTTGCCCGTCTGTTTAAGCCTCCGCGCCAGCATCATCGCCGCAAACGTCTTGCCCAGGCCCACGTCCAGCGCCATGATCCCTTTGCCGCGGTCCAAGAAAAACCGAGCGGCCTCATTTTGAAAATGATGGGGGGTTATCCCCTCACGCATCCCTTCGAGCTGCAATGGCGCAGATCCCACCGCCCGCGGCACGTCTCCAAAGAACGTCCGGTTATACATCTCGTCCAGACCCTCGGCGTGGTTCGACGTTAAGCACCACTCCTTGAAGTCCTGCTCGAACGCGGCAAACTCTTGCGCGTGGCGGTCAGTGATTTGCATCCCTTGAGGGTTCCAATGCCGCATAATCACGTCAATGTTGGGTCCCTTATATACATATCGCTTCTTAGGATCGTCCGTCTCTTCGCGCTCCCGCGCATATATCAACGGCTCCCGCGACCCATCAGGTGCCACATACGCCGCGTGGTAGACGCCGTTCTCCTGCGTAATGTCAATGTGGCTGTACCCCGGAGGGACGCCACGGCTCTCTGTCCACCACTCCGCGATAATTTCCGTGGGGATCCATTTGTGGAGCAGGCTCAGCTCCGCATTATCAATTGACCGGCGCATTTGCGCGATCCGCTCGGCCAAGAATTGTTTTTGCTTTTCGAGTTGGTCTTTTTCTGCCACCGTGGGTTGTTCGCCCGCAAGCTGGCGCTCTACCGCATCAAACTTTTCGTAAATCAGACCAGAGCCATAATCCTCGAAGTGTCGAATCTGACCATCTGCCTCGACAGCAAACTTGCCGCTTGCCAAGATCTTGACATGCGCTTCCGCTCTTGAAGCTTCCCCCTCGAACAAATCAAGAACCCGCTGTATGTCAAGAATCCCGTGTTTATCAATCTCCGCAAGGTACTGAGCAACCTCCAGCAAGTCGGTTCTGTCAATATTCGCCTGCTCGGCAATCTGCGGATCCTTCGAGAGTAAATCAGATAACCCGCCCTCAGTGTCGATAGCTGTGATCAGCAGATTGACCGCGGGGTCTTTTTTGGCCAGCAGCTCAAGCGTTTTGTGTTCGAGCGGGTGTCCGTAATCCAAAAACCATGACTTCACGGCCTGGGATGCTTCAAGCCGCAAGGCTCGGGCCTTAAAGAAGTCACCCGCAAGAACCGCGTCCCGCAAGCTGGCCACCAGTCGGCTCGACTCGATGGCCCGCGTCAACGCTTCATCGCTCGAATCAATCAGCGCCACCACGTCTACCTGGTCAACGGGCGTCCAGCGCCCGCGCACCAGGATATGCTGCTTGCCGTTAATGACTTTAACCTCGCCATCGACGGGCGGCGTCTTTGCCTCCAGGCTGTTCGCGTGATTGATCGCGGTCTCAAACACGTCGCTTGATTCCGCCAATGCCTGTAACTGCGCCCAGGTCACAGGCGTCCCGGCCTCACCAGGAGTCGCGCCTTCCTCCGTCAATTCGAGCATTCGGGCGGCTAGTGTGTCCGCGTCGCCTGTAATCTTCGCCCGCCATCCGGTCTCTTCTTTACTCAGTTTTGTTCCGAGCACACGCTCAGGGTGGGCGTCGAACCAATTACCGTCAATAAAGTCTTGGTCCCAGGCGTCCACTGCCCGCAGCATATCCTCACCGCCCGTTTTAAGCGCCGCGGCTACCGCAGAATCCCGCTTGCGGAAAATCAGGACATCAGAGATAGGAGCGGTGTGTGCGTGTGCGAAAGCTTCCTCGGGAAGACGGAAGGCATCTACCAATTCGGCCTTTGCCAGTAGCTTTTTGCGAAAAGCGGCCTTGGGGCCGTGCATAACACGACCATGTACAATCATCGCAACCAGCCCGCCGTCCTCGACCATATCCAGGCTCGTGTCCACGAAGTATTCGTCGGCCACCGCGATCTCAGGCTTGTGGAGTAGCTGAGTACCGCCCGTGCGAGCAAGAAACGGGGCGTTCGTGATCACGCCCTGATATTCGGGCATTAGCCCTTCGCGTACCAGCGCATGAGCTTCGAGGGACTCCGAAAGGATCTCGTTCTGGTCACCATGCAGCGCACTCGCCACGTCGGCCACGCCCTGATCAATCTCAACGCCTGTGAGCTGCATCCCTTCGGGCGCGGTCTCTAGGAACACGCCTGCCCCGCAAGCGGGCTCTAGCACCTTCGCGTTCTCGGGTAAGCCATGAGCTTGCATCATCGACCACATCGCAGAAGCGATGTCTGGCCGCGTGAAGTATTGGTTCAGACTGGAGCCAATACCCCCGTCGCCCGAAAACTCAGCGACCTCCTGCTTTTCCGCATCGGTCAAGTCCCGGCCCGACTGCACCAATTCCTGGGCGCGAGCATTCGCTTTCTCGCGCTCGCCTTTGGTCATCTTCTTGCCCATGTGGCTGGCCAGGTCTATGCGCGGGGGCGCGGGTTCCGTCGGACGCAGGGCCTCACGCTCTCTACGCTCGCCTTCCGCTTCCCCACGAATGACCTGCGGGGCGGGCTCGGGGGGCCGTAGATCGGCGTACAGTTTTTCCAATACTTCGCGGTTCTGCTCGCCGTACTTGCCCGACTCAGAGCTGTAAATTTCAATAAACCGATTCAGGACTTCTGTATTCTGCTCGCGGATATTCTCGGGCACGTCCTGGTCAAGGGCTTCGACGAGCAAGTCCGTTGCTTTCCCGGAGATCACACGGGCCGCGCCGTGTATAAAATTCTCTTCATCGTTCGCCTGGGCCGTTAGACGCACCTGGGGATCTACCTTCATCGCTTCGTAGAGCATCGAGTAAAGCACCGCGGGCTCGACACGACCTTCCGCGTCCATAAAGCGCGGCCTAGAGACCTCGGGCTCAGGCTCGGGCATGGTCTCGAAGTTATCTTCGGGTTCGCTCAGAACTGCCTCCCGCAGACGCTTTGCAACCTCTGCCGCAAGCTCTTTACGGTCCATGTGTACGTTGTTGTCGTCGATGGCGTACCCGACCATACGCTCAAAGTAGGTGGGGTCATCGTCGAATAGCTCTAGGTTATCGTCCCGGTCCTCCATCATGTCAGCGAGGGCCTCTTGAATCACCTCTTCTTTGCGCTCAGGTGACGGGATCTCCCGCAAGCTCATGCGCTTTGCTTCTTCGGGGTCAAGTGCCTGGGGATAAGTTACGGTGCCGTGGGCAAAGTCGGGATGAGCACCGATGCCTGAATACCCTCTAGGGACCGTCGAGGACGCTACGGGTCGATGGTAGGCACCGTAGATCACGGGTGCGGGCTCCGCGGCCGGTGCGGGCGGCTCAAAGAATTGGTCCGCTCGCTCATCGTTCACGACGTTAGCCATGATACTGAGCAAGGTATTTTCTCGGAGCTTCCACGCGGCGTCTTCGTTCGCCTCGACCAAGCGGTCTCGCTCGTCAAAACTGGTAGCCTCGCGCAATGCGACCAAAAGATCCCATTCGGCTTGGCCCAAGGGGAAATCAGGGTGCGGTAGACTGCTCTGGACACCTGGAGCGCCAACCGTCGCCATTTGCTCGGCCAGGGACGGGCGCTCGGGCTCCGCGATGGGCTCGGGTTCTTCGGGTTCGAGCCCTAGCGCCTGCAAATGCTGCGCTAACCTTTCTCGATTCAAATCTTGTAGCACCTGCCCCGTGTTCCATGTCACCGTCACGTCCGGTGCTTCAATCAAAGCGCGAACAACTGCGGAAATCGCTTTTTCCGAAAACTGTTCGAGTTGCTCCAGGTGTAAGATCCCGCCTTGAGCAAAGGAGACTTCGCCCTTAATTGCGGCTGCGCTCGTTGAGTAATGGGGCGCTCGAAACGGCTTTCCTTCGGACAGCTCTTTCGCTTCGCTTATCGACGTACTCTGATGGTGGGCCGTATGTGTTTCTCGTGCGGACAAACGCTCCGCGCTTCGCCCGAATAACTGCCCTCGGGATGGGCCTGTCAATACCTCCAGGTCGTATGATACCCCCCAACGTGGGTGAGGCCGCACCTTTATGACCTTCGCTGGAGAGATCCCATTTCCGTCTTTGACCCAAACGGACGCCCCTACCGTAATTTGCTGCTCGGGCTCCGCGATGGGCTCGGGCTCCGCGATGGGCTCAGGCTCCGCGATGGGCTCGGGGGCTGCGATGGGCTCGGGCTGTAACGCCCCAAATTGATCCAACGTGCCAGGGGCCGGGGTGGTCTGGCCGTCCTCGATCAATCGCGCTATGGCCAACTCAGGCGCATCGAATACGGTGTGCCCGCTAATCCCCTGATCATCATATCGGGTTGTGCGCCATCGCCCCGGCTCGGCGGGCTCGGGCGTGATTGAGGCGTGGTGTCCTGCTCCATCGCTAAACTCAACCGTCCCCTCGGATATGAGTTTTTGCATTTCCGCAGTTTTTTGTTCTTTCTCAGCAGCTCGACGGTCCTGGTCTGCGATGAGCTGCTCAACGGTCATCCCGACTCTGCCGGTTCCCGCGATTGGGGGCTCGGGGGGCTCGGGCTCCGCGATGGGCTCGGGTTCTGCAAACAACCCCTGCTGTTCAACGACCTGATCGGCCTCCAAGCTCGCAATGCGTCGGTTCAAATGACGTAGCACATGGGCCATTGACTCCCAGGGCGCAGGAGGCGTGTCGACACGCGGGTCTTTACTCTTTGGACTGGCTGCGGGCTTTTGCGATTCCTTGCGCTCGCCCTTCGTCTGGTGAGCTGTGAGAAAATCGCGAAGATAACGCAGCGCGTCCAGGTCAGTGGCCTTGACGATGCCATGCCAAAAGTCCGCAGATAGGAGCCCTCGGGCGCGAGCGCCCGTGTCCTTGGTCTTAGACTGTCCTGGTTGCCAGAGCTGCGTGAGCCCCTGGAGTAAGATGCCCAGCTTCGAGGCTCGTCCCCGCTTCGGCTTTTCGTAAATGTAACGATAGCCGTCGGCGGTTTGAAGGCGCTTGCCTTTGCCGCGATAGGCTTGCCCGCGGGTGGCCTTGAGCATAACGGCTTCGTAATCCATCATTCGTCATCGTCATCCAGGTCGAGGGCCATGACCATCTGAGAAAGGGTCTGCATCAGGTCAACTGCTTGCCCAGGATCAACTGAAAAATCACTGGCGACCTTAGCCATGTGTATAGCTTCTTCAATCTCGTGATGCTTTGCTTTATACCATGCGCCTACTTCGTGCAGCGCAGCGAAAACAGCGCCCCCCGAGGCGCGAGATACTTTGGCCAACTTTTGAGATAATGAGGCGGCTGTTTTCGCGGCCTTGCTGGCAACCTTGGGGGCGTCGCGAAGCACCTTCGCCGCGGTCTCCAGATCCCCTGGAGCAGATACCTGCTGCCCCTGCTGCCCCACGGGCGGATACTTGTAATCCCACTTGCCGCCGACCATCTTTCGATAGCCTCCCTTTTTAGACTTCGGAATGGCCGAATATCCTGCGGGGGGCTTCCATCCCGAAGATTCACGCTTCGCCTGCTTCTTTGCAGCCTTGACTTTGCGCTTGCGCTTTGCGCTTTTCGAGCTTGCCTTGAGCAACTCTGAGTAATCGCTCACAGCTACCTCCTTTTTGCGAAGTCCAATAGCAGATCTTGAGACCGGCGCAACTGGTTGCCGCCACGGTCTTGCGAAGCGGTGACCGCTGCAAGGGCGGCATCGTCGTCACTGGTTTCGCCGCCTGTTTCGACCCTGGCGGCGTAGCCCTGGTAATCCGGCTTGTCCCCTGCCACGACATTATCATCAATGTCAGCGCGGAAAACTCCAGGCATATCAGCGGCAAAGTCGAGCAGCTCGGGCATCGACATATCAATCTGGACCGTCTGAAACTCACGCTCTGGCGAAATCATCAGCATCGCAGCGAACCGATGATGCCCGTCCAGAATATAAGACTTACCGTCCTCATTGGGCTTGGTCACGATGATGGGATCGCCAGTCAAATCTACAGGGTGAGCCTTCCCAGAGCCATCGGTCCAAGACCCCGTCAGATGGGAATGGGCCATCGACAACGCCTTCGGCCCTTGAATCTCGGCCTGGGTTGCCATCAGCTTGCCCACGGGTATATTCCCCGTCGTGATCTCAACCCCTTTTTCTTTCAGAGCCTCCATCATCTGTTGCAGCATAGGCTTGTCGTTGTCGGGGTCCGCGCCCGCAGCTACCGCCGCATCGTACTTCCAGCCGTCTTTCTTATGGCCCTTGAGCTTGCTCAATGGATCATCAAGGATCTGAGGCATATCATGCCTCGGAATGCCCAAGTTGCCCTCGCATACAGGCGGCGAAACTTTGCACACATCGCCCGCTTTTCCGATGCCTTCGAGAACGCGCTTTGCGATGTCCGCAGCGGCTCCTACGTCATCCCCCACCACTGATAGATTGTATTGCTCAGTTAGTGCTTTTTCTGCCGCCGTGGACGGCATTCCCTTACCCGCATCTGCGTCAACGGGCAGAGTGCTTGGGCTCATCGGCGGGGATTTCGCCGCTGTGCCTTTCTTTTCGCTTTTAGTCTTCTCTGTGCCCGCTGCCTCGTCCTGCGTCCCGCGTGGCTTCTTGCCTCCCTTGGGCTCGTCGTACTCGTACCGATACGTGTCGCCCACGTCTATCCGCTTGCCCTTGCCCTGGTACGCCTTACCTGTCTTTACCCGCTTCACCAAGTCCGGGTCCGCGAAAGCGAGTAGGGCTTTTTTGGCAGTTTCCTGTTTGGATTCTTTCAGAAGATCTTGGTACCGGGAGTAAGCCTCGTTAAATTTCGCTTGTGCCGCATCCTCTTCGGCTCGTGCCACAACGGTCTTCTTTTTTGAAGCATCATACTTTTTCTGTTGTTCAGGAGTGCGTTGGTCCTCAAAAGCAGGCACATAGCGCATTCCATGAGATGCTTCATCTGTCTTTTGGGACAGGTGTCTTAATTCCCGGCGGAGCTTATTTTTGAGAGCCTTGGCCGCTTCCAGCCCACCACTACGGGCACCCGCGGGTGCCTCTCCGTAATCGTAGGTGTAGTGTCCAGGGCTCCCTTTGCGCTTGCCCTTGCCGCTGTATACGCCGCCTGTTGCCCATCGGTTACGCGCTTTGATTATGTCAGGATTTGCAAAATCGGTCAGGGCTTTCTTGGCTTCGGCTTTTACTTCGGCTGCGGCCTCGTCATCGTCGTCGTCGTCATCGTCGTCGTCGTCATCGTCGTCGTCATCGTCATAAGGGTCATCCCCTTTTTGCAAATCCGCGAAGGCGATCAGGGCTTTCTTGGCGCTCTGAGTTTTCGCCCACTCATCATGGGATTGATCAGGGTGGGCTTTGGCGCAATCGTGCTCGGGCTCGGGCTTCTCATCGTCCAGATCATCAAAGGCCCCCGCTTCCTCGAAGTCCTTGGCCGTTACCAGGGTCTTTGTCGACTTGCCTTTGACAATGGCGGTGAAAAACGACTTCTCGTAGTCGTCATCTTCGTCGTCATCGCCCTTTTTCTTTTTCTTTTTCGCTTTTTCGGCGGCTTCACAAACGGAGCACGCCTTGTAGAGCGCATCGAGCTGCTCGCGGGCCGTGGGTTGTGGCCCCAGGTATTCGGCTGGAACATCAATGCCCGCCGACTTGGCGAATGCGTACAATGCGGATCTGCTCATGTCTAATCCCTAATGAACACACCAGGGTGTTCCGTTGTGTCGTCTGTGGCCGTTCGTATTTCTGGCCCATTTTCCGTAAAAACGCAAATCAGAAGGCTCCCGCCTCCCAGGTCGCGGACCAAAACTGCGGGAAAGGATACCCCGCTCGCAATAAAAAAGATCCCCGAGATCATTTGCCGCCTCCCCTAGCTCAAATAATGAACCGTTACCGTCGCCGCGCCCAGTGTCGGAGCGGTGGGCGTACTATATGCCGAGTGGTAAAAATTCAACTTTAGATCCACCGCTGATGTCCCATTCACATATGGGATCCCCATTGTCGCCGTCCCTACCACATTGAGGATCTGCCCAGAGTAGTAGGAGGAAATCCCATAGCTGCCCGAATAATGTCCACCTAGGAGGGAAACCCGCGTCGATGTCGGCGCGTAGAACGGGCCAACCACTTCGTAGCCCGCCATGTTGTTAAACACGGTGGTAACCTGGCAAGTGATCCCGATGACCACCGCGCTGGCCGGTAAATTAATCCCCGTGTCCCATTGCACTTCTCCGTACTGGCTTGTGCCCGTGAGCGTTGACCAGAAAGAAGTATCTTTATCGAATGTGGCGGTCGCCGTGGTGAGAGCTAACCCACCAGACCCGCTGCTGGAGGCCCAGGACAATTGCGCTGCGCCGTCCGTTGTAAGTACCTGGCCATTAGTGCCATCGGTCTGCGGCCACTTGTGGCCGTCAAGAATCAAGTCACCGCTCCCGTGTGGAGCGATTGTAATATCTCCGTTAACGACCGACGCAATTGTCTTGCCATTAACGTCTAGGTCGCCGCCGAGTTGCGGCGTCGTATCGTCCACTACGTCCCCACCAGAACCCCCGCTTGCCGACGTGAACGTGATCACGTCGCCAAGCGTGGTAATGGTCATGTTTGATCCAGCCACAAAGGTCAGATCATCGGTGTGTACGTCCGCATCAACGTCGCCTTGGCCGCTCACTTGAATTTTCGTGAATGCCTTATTAAATGCCATGCGGACGTACTCCGATCAGGTGGTTAGCTGATGACCCAAGTGGTTGTACCATTACCCGAGTCGGCTATTGCTGTGAACCGGAGAGCCTCGCCCGCGGTGTCCAGGGTGACATCAGAAGCCACGGTGTCTACCTTGTCAGTGCTGTACCGTGCCACAGTCACATCGCCACCGCCCGTACTCAGCAGTTTGACGACAAAGGAAGTGCCGACGGGAGCGTATTGTGTGCCCGCACGAGGTAACGTGAGCGTCAAATCGCCGGTGCTTGTCGTGAAGCAGTACATCTGCTTTGGGCCGTCAGCCGTGGACGGGATGGTGTGGGAGGCGACCAAGAAATTAGTGGAACCTGCGCCCTGGCTGATCGAGATAGCAGGGTTGTCGTCCATGTCGAGAGTAAGAGTGCCACTAGCAATGTTGGCGCTGATCCCAGGGTTAGATGATTGCACGCTGGTCACAGCGAAGTTATTGATCGTCCCTGATGTGATCGCGTGGCTGCTGATGTTCCCGGCTGTGATTTCGGTAACAAAGTCCATGTCGCCATTGACATCGTCGTAAGTCACCGTGATGCCAGTCTTGGTGCCGCCAGTCGCCACCAAAGGTCCAGCGAAGTCCTCAACCTGCTCTTGGGAGAGCTGAGTGTCGGTGTCGGTGGACGAGATAGTGAGAATATCACCGCTCATGGATGTTTGGACGTTGGTGCCGCCCGTAAACTTGAGGGTATCGCCGGGGGACATGGCGGTTGAGCCCGTGTCACCATCCACCGTTAGGTCGGCAACCGTTAGATCAATTGTGCCATCGAAGTCTTGATATACCGCAGTAATGCCCGTCTCGGTGTTCGATGAGAACATGGCCCCTGCGATGTCTTGTACTTCTTCGGAAGTCAACGCCGATACCGACGATGAGAATTGCGTAAATCCTATACCTGAGGAATTGATAACACCTGAACCCGTTAGAGTCGTCTGGACGAACCCCTTACCCGCGTTCTGAGTCCCGCCAGTCTTAATGAACGTGTACGCATTGACTAGTCCATCTACAGAGTCGGTATCCGTGGCGCGAGTAAGCTTGACCGCGCTAGAGCCGTCAATGTTGGAGCACACATAGATGCCGTTCTGCGCGGCGGTAGAGTCGTTCTTGACCAGGACACGGTCGTCATTTGCGAGCGTGACCCCGTCGATGGACAATGCGCCAGTCGCGCTTGACTCTGTGTACTCTCCCGCGGACCATGTGAACCCTAGAGTATCGCTCGAAGACGACGTAGCGGCTTCGCAAATCTCTTTGGGGTCGATGCCTTCGATTGCAGAGCTAACGTAGCCCGTGGTGGCGTAGGTTGCGCTTGCGCTCGACTGCGTCAAGTACGTGTTGGTTGCGCTCGACTGCGTCAAGTACGTGCTCGCGACCGACGTACTCGTATCGTAGTTATCTTCGATAAACTTCTTAGTCGCAGCGTCTTGGTCGGCGGACGGATCTTTCAATCCTGTTATGGCGTTAGCGCCCATTGCAAGATCCGCCGCGGCGGTGCTTATCGCGTCAAGGGTGGGCAATCGCGCAGCGGCGACGGTTCCTGAAATAATGTCGGATGCTTCAACATTCGACTTAAAAAACTTATGGGACATGGGTCTCTCCTAGTGGATCCAATAGTCAGTACCATCACAGACTACTGTAGTTGATTCGAGCGGCGTCAAAGTTTCGCCCGCGCTATTTCCATCAATGTTGCCCCCGCTAGTGTCGACAATTACAGAATTGCTCGTCCCTATATGTTTTACGCGATACTCCTTCCCGCTCCCAACCGTCGAAGGTTGAGGGAGTGTAATCGTGATCGTTGCCTGCGAACCAGGATCACCGTAAATCACGCTATCCGTCGCCAAGACTGTATAATCCGCAGTCTTGGACACTACTGTAAGCGCACCGCCCGCGCTGGCTTGGGCCTCAACAAATGTTTTAACCGCCGCGGCACTTGGTATATCCGTAGTGCTCGCGGTGACCGCTTGCGTCAGTACGCCTGATGCAATCGTGGGTCCGCTCCGCACGACGGGCATCCCATCGGCAAGCGCATCCCATGTTAATGTCTCGGATTGAGCATAGACTTTCTTCGCCGCCTGTTCTAGGACGCCGTCACTATCCAGAGTGGCCACGCCGTCAGGCAGGGCTTTCTCAATCTCGCGGACCCACCTCCCCATTGAGGGGGTTGTAGGGTTGTAACTGGCCGGAAGGATGACGCTGGCCCCGTCGGGCGTATGTGTCGAGGTCGCAATCCAGATATAGTAATCTTCTTGTCCAAGGACCAACGCACCTATGCCATTGGTTAGCCCGTAGACGGGGGTTGCGGCCAAAGTGGCCAAAGTGGCCACAGGGGGTAGCAGCGAGACTCTGCCCGATGCCGATATAACCCCGTCTTTTGTTTCGACGAGGGTGGCCATCAGATGCTCTTAGACCTCATTGTCGTTGTGACGATGGTGTCTTTCGTGTCCCCGCCGCCTGCGAAAACAAGCTGAAACGCTTGTATCGTTGGAGACTGGATCATGACAGTATCACTCTCACTGATACCCGCGGCGTGCTGCTTCCACCCCGCCCTATCCCCCACTGGCAAAATATTCACGGTGGCAGTGGGGTTCGCGTCCGCGCAAGTAAAGCTTATTTGCAGCTCGCAGAGCGATGGGTCGCGAGGCAAATCCCCGCGATAAAACGTCTGAGTGGCGCTACCATCAGCCGCGGTCGTGACCGTTGTTGTAATCGTGCTTATCCTCATATATATACCCCTACCTTCTCCAGGGAACCGTCGCCCAAAATGCACTTAGGGGGTTGGTGGCATCTTCGTCATCAAGCACCTCCCCCTGAGCATCCTCCCCGTAGAGTTGTCGTAAGCGGTCGTCCGCCGCCGCGTTAAATTCAGCATTGTCGTCAAAGCTCACACGATGAACAAATGAGCTTTTTCGCAAAACTGTCTCTGCAATCCAAAGAGACATTACAGTATCGTCGTGCGTTTCGCGACCGAGACCCCACAATTCATTGATCAAAGGCTCCAGCATTTCGCGGTCTTCCTTTGTCTTTGACGGTAGAATCACTTTTCCGTTCTCGAATAACACGCTTAGCGAGGGCACGCCCTCCCAGGGGTCGGCTTTCGCCCTACCCGTTGTGATATGCGGCTTGAGGGGTAGGTCTGTTGATTTCTGTAGGCCCAGGTAAATCAGCTCGCCAAAATTGTTTTTCTCGACGGCGATGTTGCGGACGTGCAGCCCAAATTTGTGAAATTCATGTTTCACGATACCTTCGAGCTGCGCGGGCGTAAGGCCGCGCTCGCGGCGAATGCCCATCAGATAGCGGTTCCCGTCATTGTCACGCGCCCAGGTAATCCCCACTGTGTAGTCAGTGTCGCGGTTCTCGGCGTGCTTCGCGTCCGTGACCAGTGCGAGATCCCATCCCTGGACAACGTCGAGCCCCGTCACGTCTGGGATCTCGTAGAAGCTCAGATCCTTTCCCCGCTCCATCGCGGCTTTGAGCCACGCCATGCGGAACGCTGCTGCACTGTCATCCTGGACTTCATTCTGAAATTCTCGCGAAAATAACACCTGACCGATGGCCTGGCGCTCGCGCAACAGATATTCAATATCCCGTTCTTCGGGCCAGAGCACCTCGGGCTCGCCCTCGACAATGACGCCTGTAATGACCTCGCGCCCGCGAGCGTCTTTCTCTAGCTCGAATCTGTACTTATCCGGCCACGTCAAAATTGCCTTGTCCGAGATAACCCGCCACGTAGGGTCTGTCAGCATATGCCCATAGAGATCCCCGTGGTGCTTGCGGGTTCCAATAACAATCATCGTGCCCCCGCGCACGAGCATCGGCCCGATGGTGCCGCGAAACCACTCACGGGTCTTTTGGCGCTGGCCTTGAGTGTAGACCGTTTTGTCATCCTCGATGTCATCGCAAATGATCAGGTCGAAGTGACCACCAGTAATCGCCCCACCACTGCCCACAGCTTCGAGCGTAGGGTCCACGCTATTGAGTTGGCGGGCGACGTAGACCTGGGTGGCCATCCAGCGGTCTGTGTCCGCCTGCAAAAAGGGTCCGAACCCGCTCTCTGGTGAGCTGCACCAGTCTTCGACCACCCGCTCGGATTCGAGCAGGCTCTTAACACGGCGCATCCGTTTCTCGGCCTGGCCCAAGCTCTCAGAAATCCAGAGCACTCGAATGTCGCGGTTTGTGCATATCGCCCAGGATGTGAGCGTCACCGCGGCCTCGGTTTTGCCGTGGTCCCGCGGAGCGAGGATCAGGCATCTGGCCTTGTCCATTGATTCTTTTGCCGAAGCGATGGTGGTGTGGAAAGTCTCTAGCCAATTCTCGCGGTGTGCGGCCCATCGCATACTGCAATAGAATGTGTCGAAGAACGTAGGGCTCTCTAAGCTGAGCGCCCGCCGTCCTTCGGCACTAGATAAAAGTTGGGCTACTACTTCCGACATTCACAAAATCCGGTCCATACCAAAACTCAATTTCTTCGGTGCTGCCACCGCACTTTTCGCAAAATCCCGGCGTTTTCTGGCGATGATCGCACTCGAAGCAAATCAGGTTTTTGTCCATATGGTTATTGCGAGCAGTATCACGGCCAGGAGGCAGCAAGATAGCTCTACGGTCCTCGTCCATTTCAATTCCGTCCCTTCAATCACCCCTTAGCTTTATGTGCGATACGGAGAATCGCTAAAATACTCATTCTCGCCCGCAGGTTTTGTGCCGAAATCTGGTCGTGCGTATGCCTCTGGCCCAATTTTCTTTAGCGTCCCTTGCTGCACCATCTCGTCCAGCTTTTGCCTGACAAGCGCCTCCCGTTCTTTTCGCAAAGGCGTTTTTACTTCACGGCCCTGCTCAACCGAATACCCTTCCTGCCCATCGTCGCCCAAGTAGAATAAAGCATCATCAATACTTATGGCGTTACTGGCGGCAAGTGGGCCTTTGCCGGGGGTCACAAAATCCATCACTTTTTCGGGTGTAATCTTGCTTAGGATTGATTCGGTGGCCGTCGAAGCGTTCTCCTCCGCCAGGCGGTACTGTTTGCCCTCTTTCACAAGCTCGCCCCCTTGAACCATGCTTGTAAGCATTTTTGTGTGCTGTTGAACCGTGCCCCCAAATGAGTATTTTAGCTCGCTCGCGCTTACAGAGTTAGTGCCGGATCCCTCCTTTAAGAAAGAAACAAGGCTCGCGGGCGTTAAAGCCGCTTTCTTCTCCGCGATGGCCTCTTCTATCGAGATCTCACCCATCTGATCATCATCAATCACCACGCGGGCAATGTGCTTGCGTCCTGCGCTTCTTACCTCGTCAAGCGCCAATCGCGGGTCTGCCGCAATCAACGCCTTCAATTCGCTCAGGCTCGTGGCGTCCATAAGCGCCGCTATCGGCTCGCTGGGGTCGCGGTGCATATTCATGTCCCGCGCTTTCTCCGACCGCCATGTTAGTTTTGCCTTGGGCGCTTTCTTCTCCGCGATGGCTTCTTCCACGTCAATCGTCTTCGTGTCCTTGGGCGCGTCGAAGATGCTGGCCTGTCCAGGCGCGGCGGGTTTTGCGCGGCCAGTGTGCTTCGGGGCCGCAGCTCCAGGTATGTGCGGGGCTTCTGCCTCACCGAACATTGAAAGCTGGCGCTGAGCATCGCTGCGTCTCTTCTTTGGCTTTTTTGCCTCCACCACCACCCCGCTGAACCCGATCTGTCCCTTGGGCTCATCGTAATCATACTTGAAGTGCCCAGGGCTCCCCGTGCGCTTGCCCTTGCCGCTGTATCCGCCGCCTCGGGCTTTAATTATATCTGAAAAGGTCATAGGAAGTCCTTTGGCAACGGCCATTTTTTCAAGGTTAGATTGAAGCCCCCATATGCGGGCAGCGTGGATCTCTAGCTGCGCAGAAAGCACCCTGGGGTGTATGTGAGCACCCTCGATAGGGCGTGCGTGCTCTAGTTTCGCTAATTCCCCTCTCTTTACTTGCACAAGAGCTGCCTGCACGTCGCTAATGTGCGCCACAGCCGCCTCATACCCAGGCTCGTCTTCTTCGTCCATTTCGAGCCTGTCTAAAAGAGTATCTAGCGCCTCCCATATTCCTGTGACAAAATCGCGGGCCGTGCCTTGCGCGATATTCACGTCGGCTTTACCACTCACAGCATGTCCCCTGCCCATGTTCCCGTGATCGCTAAACCGCACCTTCACATCCGAAAACAGGTCTTCACCTGGCGCTTCTATGGTGACGTAGGCGCTTGTGGCAGACACACCTGTGCCAAACACCTTTAGGCCCATCGCTTTTGTCCACCCCTCCAACGCCTTCATCTTGGGGTAAGCGTCGGGCGCATACGCAAGCTCCGTCATATCCTCAACAGCATCGACGGAAGAGTCCTTTTCAGCATTGAAATAATCTATAGCCGCGGTATTCGCTGCGTGAATACGGGCCGCACCGCGGTGCTCTTTCTTATCCCGCCCCTTGGGCTCATCGTAATCATAGGTGTAGTGCCCAGGTGTGCCCTTGCGCTTGCCCTTGCCGCTGTATGGCTTGTTTTTGGTGAGGCTTGCGAAGGTCATGCTCATGCTAGGCCTCCATCCCTGGACGTAAGTAAGACGCACCTACCCCCTGCCCCCTTCGTGCCTATACGAGGGCTCTGGGGCAAAGGAACATTGCTACACCGTACCAAGTTTGGTGGCGGCGTGCCAGTCACCAGTGCCGAGTAGGCGTTCATGTTGTAATCCTATTACCGTCACGAAAAGTAACCACTTGCCGCCGCCTGGCGAAAGCTTGTCCCCGTTTCGCTCCCCTCATTCGACAACCAGGGCAGATCGTTCCCGGTGTCCATCATCATCGACTACGTCTACTATCTCAAAGTCGGCTAGGGTGCCATCGCTGGTTTCCACGTACAGGTTATGCAGGTCGGCCCCTTTGGCCCGTAGAGCCTTAAGCCACTGGAGTAGCTCGTAGGCGGTACCCCCGGAAAATGTTTTATCAGACATTGGTCTTGAGCCTTTCTTTGATGATTTCGCAATATTCGACCGACACCTCAGAGCCCACATACCTACGGGATGCCTCAAATGGTCCCGGTTGAGTCCACGGTCAAACACCCTTATTTAGACAAGGCGTAGCCCCAAAGTCACCTTCTCGTTATCCGTTGTCAGGGTGTGAACCCCAAAGATTGAGCAGTGCGAGGTATTCGCCTGCCGTCTTGGGGGTGGGACGCTTGGTGATGGTCAGGTCGGCCTTGCCGTACCCGTGTTGCTGAATGAGTCCCTGTCTTACGTCGTCCGCGCCATCGTACGTGGCGAAGTAGCTGTATCCTTCGTGCGAGGAGTTATCTCCCATGGTGCTAAGTCGATAAATCATTTGTCGCTCCTGCTAATTTGTTTGGGCATGACAGATGCGGTCGTCGGCATCGTGCCATCCGGCGACCCAGTACTCGTATGCCTCTTCGGCGTCGAGGTAGGGTGAGTGCTGTCGAAACCCTCGACCGAACAGGCGACGCCATTGGTCGAAGTTATAGTGACCCGACTTTGTGAGTCCGAGTCCGGCTGCGCGTGCTTGCCACCCACCCTCTGCGGCGGCTCTGTTGGCGTCTGTCTGTGCGCTCATTTCAGCGTCTCCTTCTCGTGGTCATTAATATCGGTGTCTCGCAGACTGCCCACACAGGCTTTTTATCGCTCTTCGAGACCATCGGCCCGACGACTCCCCTACGGCGAGCGTACTCAGGCCGCAAGGCAGCAAGGCGTGATAAGTAGGCGACCGCTGCCGACCTTGTGCCAAAGAGCTGCATTAGGCTTCCCTTGCCAGGCGGGTATCGTCCCATCCGGCCAGTGCCCACGCAGTATCGCTGGCCCGATCTGGCAACTCCCAGGCAACGGCCTCCACATTGTCTATGACAAGGTACCCACTCCCCTCGCGGGGGCACTGGTGGGATATGAGATAGCCCCCCATCTCAGCGTGGCAAGCACGCGCAGCCTCATATTCTTGAAAACGCATCATTTTAATTCTCCCCTTTCGTTGGGCGAAACACAGGTCGCACTAGATATAGTACGGATATGTTCCGTCCTTGTATACTCTTATTTAACTTCTCAGGGATTGTACAAGGTACAGGGGGGGTTTCTGCAAAAAATTTCTACAAAAATTTTCAAGGGGCCATGTCCTTTCTACAAAAAGATTCTCGTAATTGTAAAAAGGGGGGTGGGGCTATATCTAGTGAGATTGCTTAGGATCTATATGGGTACTACTTTGGGGGGGTGGCGGATCGAATTTCCCAACAAGGATTTCTTACCCTCCCCTAGCGCGTGCCTGAGCGCCTCTGCACGCCCCCCCTGCCCCTATCGCGTGCCTGGGCTATCCCCTAGCCTATCGCGTGCCTGAGCTGGCCGGTGTGCCCCTACCTATAGGCTTTGCAGTTGTAAGTGGGGACATGTGCCGCTACTTTGGCCTCGCGGCCTCGGTCGCCGGATCCGCGGGCGGTGCCCCCTCCCCCTTTCGTGTGGCATCGCTCGCGGCCTCGTTACTCACGACCTCCACATCGAGTACGTCTGCGTCCCTGACCGCCGTGGTCAATGCCTTTGCGGCATCCCTGCCAATGGCAGCGAGGGCCGCGGGCGCGATCCCGTACTCCGCCTGCACATTAGCAACCACGTCAACCATCGCTCGCAGCTCTGTCTTTGTATTAATATTCAGTGCCACTGAATCTAATCCCAGTAAAGCTGATTTGCGTTTATTGGCTTCGAGCACAATCCGCATATAACCGACCCTACAACTTGCGTTCTGTTCATCGAATGAGCGGCGAAATGCCTCGGCTGCAACCGCGTCGGCTTCGCGGTAGAGCAGCTCACGCCGCGTGGCCAATTCGCCCACGGTGTCCAGGTGCATGACCGCTCGCTTTCTGCACTCTTCGAGATAGGTGGTAGCAGTGCTGTAGGGTAGGCCAGTGACATTACGCAACTGGTTAGGGTTCGAGATCCCGCGGGCCATCAGCTCATCGACGCAGGCCAGCCAGGCCTCTCGGTCATCTTTTGTTTTACGGCCACGGGCGCGAGCAGGAAGGCTGATTCCGCGTAAAATCGGGTGTTCACGCTCTCTTTCTGCATTATCAGGCATCGGCTTAATCCACGTATCTGGTTAAAAACGCTGGCGTTCCTTCTCCAATATACGCAGATCCGATGTCAGATTCAAAGTGCTCAACGGCTTGACCGTAGTCTAGGCTGGCGTCCCCCTGGGAGACCGCGTAGTCAACGGCCAGCCTGTGAACCACCTTAGAGCGGTCGTACACGGGCAGTGGTGGATCCCCTATGCGCGACCATATCCCCACAAAGCAATCTATATAAGGGCCATCCATAAACATAGCATCCGGGTTACGCTCTCTAAGATAATGAAGCCCCCACGCGAGGGGCAGCAAGGCGACTCCCTCTTCGCGTACAGGCCCCGGCGACGGGAGCGGGCGTGCCACGCCTAGCGCAGGGGATCCACCGCTCACCTCCAGTAACCCCAAAACGCCCACCCACTCCCGCGATGGGTCCAGGTGTACCACCCCCAAATCGCCTAAAAGCGCGGCCATCTCTACCTTGGAAAGGTCAAGCGTCATCGCCCTCGACCCTCATAGCGGAGCCTCCGGCCTGTGCCGATAGAGCGCCCATAGCTGGCACCCGTCTTCCATTTTGCCACGCGCTTGAAAGCTAATAGCATCATTGTCCTCGATGAAATCTGCGAACTCCCACTTGCGGAACAATCCGGGGATCCTCACCCATTCACTCAGGTCTTCCGGTCCCCGCAGGGCCATGTTTTGGAATGGGTCTTCATTCAACATATCTTTGATTGGCATTTCTGTACCTCCTATTATCTCAACGCGGGTTTCTGCGTCGAAGTGGGACACGGGCTGTTAACCTTGGAAAGGTCAAGCGTCATCGCCCTCGACCCACCACCCCACACGCCGAGAATCCAGGGGATCCACCCCGAAAAAGCACCCCGCGGGTGACAACATATCTAACTGGTGGGATACGTCCACGAGCGCATGGACACTGCGCGGACTACACTGACATTGCGCAGACAACGTGACTTCAAGCGCGTAATGGGAAGCAAAGCTCGCCGCCGCATTTAGATCCGCCGCCTCCAAGCACTCATAGAGCACCCAGAGCACTTGTGCCCCTAGAGCGTCGGCGTCCTCAATCACGCACCCTGGACAGGGTGGCCACTCGTTTCCCACATCAATCATCGAAGTACCACCCCGCCATCACAAAAAACCAACCCCCCGTCACAAGCACCCAAACCATCAGCTCAAATACCATATCCCAGGTCTCTCAATTTCCCTAAAGCGTCTCGCGCCCCAAAGCCAACCAAACAACACCAGCCGCAATCTTCGAGCTTCGCAATCCACTCCTTTTGTGATTTTGACAAATTACTCATCCGGCCATCGGCACGCTTCATTTCCAATGCCACACCGCAAAAGTCCGCGCCATCGGGGACTGAAAAAAGCAATAAATCAGGAACGCCCGCACGAGTACCACTCGCTTTTAACATTCGCGCCTCGTGCAATCGGCGTTTTCCGCCGTTAGGCACCGCGCAAAAAACAATTCCGCCTTTTTGCAAAATGCGAACCACCGCTATTTGCTCGCTCAGCTCGCTTGCAGCCACGAAAAACTCCTTTTTTGTAAAAACATCATGTAGCTTCCATCAACACTGTAGCTTCAAAATTATGAACCCTGTAGATTCCAAATCCTCAAAATCATTGAGTAAAACAGCAATCATGTAGCTATGTAGTATATCCTGGGATACTCTTACACGCATACGCATACACGCACGCACACACGCACACACATACATGCACATACATGCACACGCACATACACGCACACACATATACCCTATGCCAGCTATGCTACATAACATACATAATCTACATGGTTGGTGGTTTTGTGCAATGATCACGGGTACTTGAAACCTACATCCTACAGTGCCATTAGATTAGCCTGGACAGCGAGCGCATAATATACGCCTTTGGTTTTTCGTTTCTTCTCCACGCCTAGCTCTCCTAGCCGCCGCCCGAATTTGTGGATTGACATAATACGGTGGCCACTGTTCGAGCACCACTGTGTGTAATTGGAGTACAACGCCTGACCACCATTCCAATTATCTTCCAGCTCCGCGGGCACGCACCTGTCATTTAGCCAGGAGGCAACTTGATCCGCTTGCAGCCTCCAATTGTGTACGGCCTCCGCGCTGGACCCCGGCTCGATGTACGCCCCCCTTGCCAGGGCTTGTACCCCGTATTCGACCGCTCGCACCGCGATTGATGCCAGCTCTTTTGCAATAATCGTTTTGGCTCGCACGGGGTCACGTTCTTTCTCAGAAAACTCACGGTTAAACGTGATCGCCCCCCACCGCCGCCAGAAACCGTGACTCGAATCCTTCACCGCGGGGAGAAAATTTGCAGAAAAGACCTGGAGCGCCTCGGGCCGATACGCATACGGCGCTTCCCGAATAGGTCTCGCAATAATCAGATCCCCCGCAATAATCGCCTTGACCGCCGCCCCGGCCAGAATATCCGCCTCTGGCATTTCCGAGCAGATATTCAACCGGACACCGCAGAGCATATCCCGATTGTACTCTTGGCCCATTTCCTGCGGCGGTATCGCGGCAACTTCCGTCCCGGCCCATCGAAACAGAGCGCCCAGTACATCGACCACCGTCGATTTTCCATTCGCGCCGCCCCCCACCATTATCAATCCCTTTTGCAGCCGGGGAGCCGCTCCCAACAAGCCCACGCCTATATACTCGTAGAGCATGGCGATCTTCTGGTCCGCGTCATCGTCTGGCGCGAAGATCTCATGCAGTGTCTGTTCCCACCGCTCAGGATTCGCTGTATCGGGCTCATACCGCGTCGGTACGGCCACCGTGGCCCTGTGGCGATGGTCATGGTCCACTAATCCGCCATCGGCCCTTACAAACCCATTCTCGAAGGCCAGGCCTTTCGTTGTTTCCGCGAAGTGTCCAACCCCCCACCTACGCTTCCGCACAAGCTGATGAACCGAATCTGTCATCGCGTTTGAGACCTTTAAGGGCCGGTAGCGGGGATTGCCGTCTCTATCCGTACCCGAACGTACCAGGTCCCCCGAGAACCGCTGTACGGCGCTGTACACAACCGCGGGGCTCAATTCTGACCAGATCCCCCGCCCGTCGGCATACCTCCAGAGCTTCGCACGATCAAAAACCAACTCCCTGTGGCCGTCTTCGATCACCCGCAACGTCTCCTTTGCGATCTCCACTTCATCGCCCAACTCAAACCGGACAACCCGATCATCTTCGTCCAGCTCACCGGCATCGGCCTGCTCGCGCCCCGTTGGATATTGCGAAATCGAATCGGTAATGCGCTCCAGCTCACCATCATCGACAGGAGGATCACACCGCTCGGCGTTCACTTCCCGTAGCCGCTCCAGAATCTCACCGGCCTCGCAGCCTGAGCGCCTAAGCTGGCCTGCCAGACTGGCCAGCGTGCGATTGCGATCTCCTGGACCGATGGCATCTGGCAAAACGAACCGCTCACCGGCTTGCTCAATACCCTCGAAAGCGTTACTCGCTGTCCAGCCCTCGATCACAGCTTGGGGAATCGTCCCCCACTCAAAATCATAGTCCGGCTCGAACCGCTCACCATCACGAACCACAAAGGGGAACCGATAGCAGCGGGTCCAATCTTTGAGGGGGTCCGCCACGAATCCACTCGCGGCCAGGATGGCTCTGAGCTTGGCCAGGATGGCCACGTAGGTCTCAGCATCTACGGGCGCGGGCAACTCCACCAGCAACCGCCCGCCGCCGCGGGTGGTGTACCACCCTACATCACAGTGTAAATGCTCCCCGAGCGCCTCCGCGGCCCCCACTACTGAATCCCAAAACTCGGCGGTAGCCCGCGTCCCCTGAGCGTGCGCCTGCGGATCATCCAGGTCAAGCACAGCTAGACCACAAATGATCGCACCATCGACCCACTCGACATTACGCTTGAGTAGCCGCGGGCATTGGTCGTGACCCTCGATAGAGTACGGGACAAAATGAGCGTCCGTATCGTACCGATATTCCAACGCTTCACGGGCATTGAGAACCGGCCAAGAGTCGCCGTCTTCTACACCGCGGGCCGCTTTTACAAATTTAGTGGGCCACGCAGTTAGCTTCGGCATCCCCTACCCCCTCACAACGCGCAAATGACTTCGCAGTGACTAACCCCCCGCTCATATCTTCGAGACGGGCAAGGCGTGTAGAACGCGGGATGGATACCCCCCTAATCCAGTGATTAACGGCCTGGTAGGAAACGCCTAGCTCTAGCGCGATTTCCTTTGTGCTACGGCCACTTAGACGTAGCCAATCCTGAAACATCACAGTTAGATCCTTTCGACTAGAGATACCCCGCTATAGCCGGTCCATAATCACCGGATCCCTTTATGGACATTGTCAGTGCATCCGAGACTATAACGGGGAGGCGTACACAATCATACATTGTAGGCATATTCAAGTGGCGCTTGTTTTTTTCTTTCATTTTTCTTTTCAGCCGTCGAATAACGTGCTAGCGTAACGTCTGAGCCGTAGGATAACAAAGGGGGATCTTGTGAAAGTAAAGGACTGGTTACGTGGGCTTGCCGACGCCCGCGGCCTTGACGAAGACGCGATATGGGATGCCGCACAAGTAGCCGAGACAGCTACCGCGTGTGACACGATCACAGCGATTGACATTGCTCCTGACCAAGACCTTTTGGCGGTGCAATTTTCGTACTTTTCCATCGGGTGCATCGGACTCGGGCACGCTCTAGTGCATGGCGCTCCGATGGTGTTTTTTATTGGGCAGTGGGCCAACGCGAGAAAAGAGACTCCCGACCCTCACCCCGCGGACAAAATCCTGGATATGACCCTTGAGGCTTTCCTGGGGGTCTTCGCCGCGCAGGCAAAGTCCTTTACGTCCGACTTCGAGGCGGACAAATGGGAGAACAACGATGGCGCGTAAGTGCGGAAGCTGCAATATCTGTTGTATTGTTATGGGCGTTGAAGACCTGGCCCCGCCAAAGCCCGAGTTTGTGATTTGCCCTCACCTAGGCGCATCCCCTGCCAGCCCTGGCGGCTGGCGGCGATGCACTATCTATGAGGACCGCCCGCCGTCGTGCCGAGCGTTTCGATGTGAGTGGCTCCGTGGCATGGGCAGCTCGCAGGACCGGCCCGATAAATCTTACATCCTGGCGCACTATTCCCCTGAGATGGAGATCCAAGGCAGTAAGCAAGGCGAGGGAATTGTGCTCACAGAGCTACGGCCAGGCGTATTTGAAAAGAACCCCGCGTGCGTTCATCGCTTTAGCAAGTCTGCGGGGCGTCGAAAATACAATATTGCGTATCGGAGAATGTCCAAATGAAAGAGTGGTCACCCTACCCGTGGTCGACAAAGCGCCCAAGTCGATTAGCTCGTGAGGCGTTGGCATCGCTGACTACTCACGCGGAACGAAACGACGCGGCAGACATGGTGTTGATGTTCTCTGATCTCGAAGACATCGCGGATAATGTAGAACGCGAAAAGCACGCGCAGGGCGAGGCCATCGAGAAGCTCGAAGAACAAATAGCGGAGCTGGAAGCAGACCTTACGCTCCAAGCAGAAGAACACACAATAGATCTGGATGATTACCGCGGTGCCGCAGCCCTCTCTGAGAAGGTTGTCCAGGTCATCGAGCGGGCGTTCAGCGAGATCGGCATTGTCTTGCCCGCAGACCCGAGCGACTGGCACCACGAGACTGTCATGGAAGCGTTCGCGGGCCGTATGGCCGAGCTGGAGAGAACATGAAAAAAATACGAATCAAAAAACGTCGGGAAGGCCCCATTACTTGTCTCGACATTTTCAAGGCCGAGTACGGACACATAGACTTTGCGTCGGAGGTGGGCGCGGAGTTTTGCGACGATGACTTGATCAATCAGTACATGCACGCGGGCTTCCCCGTCCTGAGCGGGTGCCAGGACTGCGAGGCTACACTCGGTCCCTGGAACGCCTACCCTAGCCGCACAGGTCAAATTAAATGCAAAAACTGTATCCGAGAGAGCGGGTTTACGTCCGCGGCTGAAGCCAAGAGTTGCTCGGAAAAGCTATCATGAACTTGCAAATGACACATACCAGCGCGAGCCAAGACAAGACGCACCGCCTATGCCCGCGCAAGCATTACCTAGAAAAAGTAGAAGGACGTAGGTCCCCGACAGGGAAGGCCGCGCAGCTCGGGAAAGATGTGCATAAGCATGTCGAGGACTACTTACGCAAAGGCAGACCAATCCCTGACACGCATTCTGGCCGGATCGCAATGGCTCTACTTCCAATGATCGACCGCGCCAGTGAGCCCGAAGTTAATTTTGAGCTTCCCTTCATCGAAGGCTTAACGATCAAAGGCCAAATCGACTTGGTAAGGCGAGCCGAGAACACTATAGAAGACATCAAGACGACATCTGACATTCTGAAGTACGGAAAGACAGAAGAAGAATTGGCGGTGGATGTCCAATGCCTGGTGTACTTGTGGGCTTCACGGGTACATCCCGACTTGCCCAAATCGAATACATTCTCACACCTATATGTCCAGACACGAGGTGTCCATAAGACCCATCGCGTGACTGTCACTTTGACCGACGCAGAGATTGACAAGGGGATCGCGGAAGTTAAAGCCCACGCCGGGATTATGCTGAATCACTCGCGAGGGCCTCGAAAAGCGGCCCCCGCCAACACGAGCGCGTGCGGCGCTTATGGAGGGTGTCACCTCCGATCAATCTGTTTTTTAGATGGCGTTTTCAACGCGCCGAAAGGGGATAACGAAATGAGCAATTTCCTAGAGATGCTCGCGAAAAAGCGAAAAGAAGCACAAGCAGAAACACAAGCAGATCCCGAAACCCCCGTAGAAAGCGGCAGGGAAGGGGTAGATCGAGCGGTTGCCGAGCCCACTGCCCCCGAGCCCGAGCCCACTGCCCCCGAGCCCGAGCCCACTGCCGCGCCCGAGCCCGAGCCCATGCCTCCCCTCGAAGCTCTGGGCAGTGGCCCGATCAATCCGCCCGATGGCATACCGGACAGCGAAGAACCCGATCCTCCCTCGAAGCGTCGAGGGCGTCCCTCGAAGTTTCCCGCGGTGACCGAGCAATTCGGCGGCGGCAACCTGGGCCGAATGAAGCGAGCTGACATGGTCATTCTCTATGGCCATCTCAAGGCGTCGGTCACCGCCAATGGGGACATCCAGGCGCTCTATTCGCACCTGGATTACGACCCGACCGCGAAGGTGGACGGAAAGAATATCCCCGCGGGCGAGATTCGCGAGCGATTGTCCGCGTTCGTCAAGGCCATCCCCGCGGACCTGGAGCCTGTGGCGCAAGAGCCTGTGGTGCAAGAGCCTGTGGTGCAAGAGCCTGTGGTGCAAGAGCCTGTGGTGCAAGAGCCTGTGGTGCAAGAGTTTGCCGCGTTCGAGCCTGTTTCGCGGATTATCTCCTATGCCGAGATTATCGCGGCCCAGGCCCCTACGGTCGACCCCCTGCCACCGCAAGAGCCTGTACGCCTGATCCCAACGCCGCCCCCTACTAAAAGGGATATTGCCTTTAATGAAGGACTGCAAGAGCCTATACCTACCCAAGCCCCGTCCCGCACGCTCTATGTGGGTTGTCGCCCACGCCTGAGCGCACCCACCCACCTGGATGCAGTTTTACAAAAACTACGCGACCAGCTCACCGAAGCCCGTGGCCGACACTGGCTGTGCATTTCCGACTACGGTGTCACCGGCTCGAAGCTGATTGCCGAAGCCCTGGCGCAGCTCGACACCAACGACCTTCCCCCCGAGATTTACGCGGATAGCCGCATCCCTGGCCACGACGAAGCAATCGCTGTACTGGCCAATACCTACAACGTGATTGAGCGAGGATAAAACAATGGGTCTCTTATTAGATGTAGCCGGAAGCCACGGCGCAAGCCTCAACGAAGTATTAATGGTGCCGCCACCTCCGCCCACGCGGAGCTACGCGCCCGTGTCTAACCGCGACTTGGTCGACTTGATCGACGAGCGAACCGATAAGATCGTGGGGTTGCCGGTTAAGTCTCGACGATTCGGTCTGAGCCAGAAAGGGCAGCAAATGTTTGGGACGTACACATTTGACGTGGGCGACGCAGAGCGCGGGTTAAGCATCGGTTTTCGTAATTCGTACAACAAGACTTTGAGCGTGGGCATCGTGACCGGCGCTTCTGTCTTCGTCTGCTCGAACCTGTGCTTTTCTGGTGACGCCTTCAAGGTCGTTAAGAAGCACACCGTCAACGTGTGGCAATCGGTAACCGAGATTATAGACACCGCGATTATGGCCGCGGCCACAAACTATCAGGCGCTCGACGCCGATTTTTGCGCCTGGAAGGCCGTTGAGGTCCAGGAGGCCCGCGGGGCCGAGTTGATTGGCCGCGCCTTGTACGATGGCGTTCTCGCCCCGCAGCAAGCGACCATCGCGATGGCCGACTGGCGTAACGCTCGCCATGAGCAATTCGCTGACCGGACCGCGTGGTCACTCTACAACTGCTACACCGAAGCGGTGAAGAAAGGCCCCGCAGGCGCACAGATCAATCGCTCAACGGGCGTTCACGATTGGTTCCGAGGGCAGCATCAACAGGCGTGGAGGACCGCGGCATGACCGAGCAGCCTATCACCGTGGATTTTGATGTGACGGACTCTGCGGGGCTCGTGGGCCTCGCGGAGGACGCGGACAAGCGCGGGGCAAATCGCAGAGTGGCGACGGACGCCCTTGTTGAAGTCCTACACTCAAGCGGGCTACACGTCTGCGCTATGCGCTTCCCACACGGGGAGGGGGAGTGGCGGACCGAGTGGATCTGCCGCGTCTTGCCAGGAACCGAGGACGCCGAGAGCTTCCACAAGGACGAAGAAGGGGAAGTGATCCACGCGGTCCGAATTTGGATTGATGTCTCCTATGCCGCTTGGGAAAAGTACGTTGTCCGAGGGCGTGCGGGATGAGTAAGACAATCACATTGATCGAGGGCTTGATCTTCGATGCAAAGCGAGCAGCCAGCAAGCTACAGACAATGTACCTGCGGCACGAGGTAGAGCCAAGGCTTCAGTTAGACCGCCTTGTTGGGCAGCGGGATCTGTTTCTTGAAGCTCACCAAATACTGTGTGAGGCGATGAAACCCCAGTGACTTACCTCGCAGCCATCGCCGCACGCCAGAAAGCCACCGCGCCCGCGGTGGCCCCTGTGCCTAAAACAGAAGCACAACGCATCTGCGCCTTGCCCATCGAGCACTACCTGGACGTGGACTTGACCGACGAATTACGAAAAAAGGGAACAACGCGCCTGCGACCGATTCAGTCGCAGGCGCTTGCCGCGATCCGAGATACCCGCGGTGGCCTGTTCCCCATTGGAGTGGGTTGGGGAAAAAGCCTTATCGCGCTATTGGCGGGCGCGGTCCTTGAATCGAAGCTCGCCTTGATACTGTGCCCCGCTTCCACCGTCAACACGCTACGAAAAACATATATGGAGTGGTCGCTGATGTATCGGATGCCGCCCACGCGGATCTTGAGCTATTCTCAGCTATCGCGACCGGAGGGGACGGCGATCCTTGATGAATTGATCGCGGGATACCAGGACTCAGACATAGTGCTAGTGTGCGACGAGTGCCATAGATTGAAGCGACGAGAAGCGGCCAGGACAAAACGTGTTTTACGTTTTATGAGGGCGCGTCACGAGGTGGCATTTGTGGCGCTCAGCGGCACGATCACGTCTAAGTCCCTATGCGACTTTGGGCACCTATCCGAATTGGCTCTGCGGCATCACAGCCCCGTGCCCCGTAACCGCCACACACTAAATGCTTGGGCCGCTGTTATCGACGTAGAAGGGCATCCTACGCGAACGGACGTATGGGAAGCGCGTCCGCTCAAGGCGTGGGCTCTGGCCAATCACATTGACATGCCTCCTACGTTAATCAGGAGCATTCGCCACGCATTCCAGCACCGCTTGCGTTCAGCGCCAGGAGTGGTAGCAAGCGATGTAGGCGCATTGGGGTGCTCGTTGGTTTTGCACCCGATTCGCGATCTTGAGATCCCCGCCGAAGTCCAACACTGGTTGGACCTGGTTGAACACCCTGGTACCGACCCGCAAGGCGACCCCTTGCCTGATGACCTGTCCGCGTGGCGCGTTCGCCGTCAATTGACGTGCGGTTTCTATTATAGGTGGGACTGGCCCGAGGGCATCGAAGATACGGAATGGATGGAAGCGCGGGCCGACTGGAACCGCCAAGTCCGCGGGGAGCTACAGCACCGCGCTAGAGCGGGTTACGATTCGCCGTTCCTGGTGGCCACCGAAGTCCAACGGCATATCGAGAGCGGGCGACGGTTACGCGCACTACACCGCTCATGGATAGCGTGGGACGCCGAGCGGCATAAGCCCCCGCCCCCGCGTGAAGCCGTGTGGGTTGACACCTACCTAGTTGAACACGCGGTCGCATGGGCGCGAGCGCAGCGCGAGCCCGTGGCTATCTGGTACGACGGACACGCCCTCGAAGATGCTTTTCGGGCGATGGGAGTGCCTACCTATGCGGCGGGACAAGAACCGCCCGCAGAAGCCGAAACTTGTGCTTTGAGCATCAAGGCCAATGGCATTGGTAAGAATCTTCAGCAATGGAGCACCGCGCTGGTGCTCACTTGGCAGGGGGGCGAATTGACGGAGCAGCTCTTAGGCCGCCACCACCGGCCAGGACAGGCTGCTGATGAAGTACATTTTCACCTATACGCCCACGCGCCAGCATTTGCGCGGGCGCTTGACAGGTCGAAAGTCGAGGCGAGATACATCGAGGATGTTAGCGGCAACATACAAAAGTTGACAATTGCAACGTGGGCCTAGCCCGCGTACTCTGGCGCGTCGAGGGGTGGTCCCTTGACCGGAAACGAAAATGGAAACGAAACGAAAAGGAAAACGGATATGAATAATCCATTCACAGGCATCGAGACAGCCGAACAAACCGCGGGCGGGCGTTACATTACGCCTGGGCGCTACACTCTCCAGGTTGTACAGCCGAAGCTCCGCGAGTCTAAGAACCCCGAGAAGCGCGGCGTCACCTACTTTATCGCTGATTTTCGCGTGGTCGAGACGACCTCCGAAGACTATCAGCAAGGAGACACCGTGAGCTGGCTGGTGGATCTTAGCAAAAACCAGGCGCTAGGAGACGTAAAAGCGTTTGCGTCGGCCCTGGTCGGCGGCGACGCCGAAGTCACGGCGGAGAGCATGATGGCGATTTGCCAGCCTGAGAACCCCACTGGCGGACTCGCCGTAAAGTGTGAGGCGTATGGCATTACCACGTCGAAGGGTAACCCCTTTACCAAGATTACGTGGTCTGCGGCCTAAGACACCCTAGACGAGGCGTGCCCTCAAGATTCGGCACATGGATAAGTGCAAGGTGAGAGACACTGTGTTCAGTGAGGGAGTTGGCTGCGCTCTCGGCATCAAGCAGCCCTTCTTATAGGGGGAAAATCATGATCGCTATCGACACAGAGACGTGGTTAATCGGACCAGGTCGACAAGCACCAAAGCCCGTATCAGTACAATTCGCCTGGGCGGATAGCTCGCTGATCCTACATAGGGACGACCCGCGAACGGTCCCGCGGATTGCGGAAGCCTTGGCGGAGGAATGCGTCGCGGGGCAAAATATCGCGTTTGACATGGCCGTGATCGGCCAAGAATGGCCAGAGCTGCAACCTGCAATATGGCAAGCGTACAACGACGGGCGTGTATATTGCACAATGATCGCAGAGAAGATGTACGTCGTATCCCAAGGGTGGGCAAACAAGGACCCGCGCACAGACCGCCCACTCAGCTACTCTCTCGCCACGCTTTCGCAAATCTACCTGGCCAAGAACATGCTTGGTAAGGATGAACCGGACGCATGGCGCTACCGCTACCGCGAATTGAACACTACCCCTATTGCGGAATGGCCGCTTGCGGCGACGCGGTACGCTCTGGACGATGCTATCCACACCTTAGCCATCACCAAAAAGCAAAAAGAGAGATTTGATTTACCAGATCTCGCCCGTCGAATGAGGGCAGCGTGGGCGCTCCAATTGGCGGGCGCGTGGGGATTGAGGACAGACCCCGTCGCCGTCAACGATCTGGCCATTCGCGTGCGGGGATCCATCGCATCTGCGCGGTCTGTGCTCCAGTCAACGGGGTTGATTAGGGAAAACGGGACAAAGGATCTAAGCCTGATCAGGGATCGTGTACGCTCCGCGTTTCGGGGCTCCCCTCCGCGAACGGACAAAGGAGCGGTATCCACCGCGAAAGCAGTGCTCTGGGAGTCAGGGGATACGCTCTTGCGACTTCTGGGGAGCATATCAAATGACGAGAAGCTGGCCAGCACGTATGTGCCGGTCCTCGAAGGTGGCACGAGGCGGCCCATTTGCCCACGGTGGAACCCCCTGGTGAACACGGGGCGGACGAGTTGCCGCGCTCCCAACATTCAGAACCAACCCCGCGTCGGCGGCGTGCGCGAGTGCTATGTACCGCGTAACGCGGAGCAGGCCGGGGATGGTGAACCCCGCGTCTATGTCCAAGCGGACTATTCAATCGCTGAGCTGTGCAGCTTGGCCCAAATCCTATTGTGGAAATTCGGGCACTCGAAAATGGCACAGGCGCTTCAAGCTGGACGCGAGCTACACCTGGACATGGCATCCAAGCTGCTAGGCATCGAATACGACGAAGCTGTCCGGCGTAAGCGCGACAAAGATGTGAAAAAGGCCCGCCAATTTGCCAAAATTGGGAATTTTGGGATTCCAGGTGGCCTGGGCGCAGCCCGCCTAGCCGACTTCGCGCAATCCAGCTACGGCATCGACATGACAGAGCAAGCGGCCCGCGACCTCCGCAGCAAATGGTTGAACGCTTATCCCGAGATGACGCGATACTTTCGAGACGTGGCAGAGCGGGTATCCCTAGGCAGCGGCCAATTCCGGTTGATTCAACCGCGGAGTCTGCGTGTACGCGGGGGCGTAGGCTATACGGACGGCTGCAACAGCCCAATGCAGGGGTTGGCTGCGGATTTCGCACTCGACGCGCTCTATCATGTGTCAAGGGCCTGTTATATCGAGCAGGACTCGCCTTTGTTCCGCGCTCGCGCCCGCATCACGCATTTCGTGCATGACGAAATCATTTTAGAAGCGATGGAGACCCGCGCTCATGACGTGGCTATCGAATTACAAAAAATCATGGAGACCCGCGCACGCCTGTGGTTGCCCGATATACCCATCAAAGCAGAGCCGTGCATCATGCGCCGATGGTCGAAGGACGCGGAAGCGTTTTGGTACAATGGCCGGTTACATCCCTTTGAGGACGCCGCGCACGCCGCCGACGCGGGGCTAATGGGATGATCACCATAATCCTGGTATGTGCATCATGGGCTACGCCGCTCACGCCCGCGCAGGCGAATATTTGCACTCAAATCGGCCTGGCCGCACGCGAAGAGGGAATACACCCCCCGCTTGCAATCGCAATGGCTTGGATTGAGAGCAGGTTCTCTGCGAACGCCGAATCATCGGCGGGGGCGATTGGTCCACTACAGATAGTCCCGAGGTACTTTTGCCCAGGGGGGGATCGCGAGGGGTGCAACCTGATCAAAGCAGGCTTTCGCGCAATCCGCTCTTGGAAGTATCGGTATCCGCAGACATGGCTTTGCCACTACAACGCGGGGAACACTTGCGGGGACCGGAGCCGCCGATACGCAAGGGCCGTCCGGCGCATTGCTCGTAAGCTACAGAGTGTGAAGGGTTTTTCCGCTTTCTGATATACTTCCCCGCATGGACGATCCCTCGCTCAGGCATTCCGAGCTACAAGCAGCCCTCGACGCCTACTGTGAAACCGACTCTTTTAGGGAGGCAGGGCGCAAGCTCCGAGTGAGCAAAGACACTGTACGTCGTCGTGTCGCCGTCGCCAGAGAAATAGGACTAACGCCGACCACGTCGCCCCCGCTCCGCAGCCCCCGCGTAGAAGATGAAACGACAGGGAACGAGCGTGTTCTAACGAGCAAAGGCGGGCGGATTGTCAACGTCGAGCAGCTTTTGAATTTGGCCGAAGTCAATCTGGCGGAGTGGATTATCACAAAAAAGGTTATCAACAAGTGGGATGGCTTAGGTCGTGGAGAAGATGGCACCACCGAAGTGATCCCCCTATTCCAGATCAAGGTCTGGCTAGAGCGGCGACCTGCTTTTTATATTCAGGCGGTCGAGCCTATACAGGCAATTCGCCGGACAGCACCTAAGCGCGTGGGCGAGATAGAGACCGCGCTGATTCTGCCCGACGCACAGATTGGTTTTCGCAAAAAAGGAAACGATCTGATCCCTTTCCATGATCGAGCTGCAATGGATTTGGCTCTGCAAGCGGCCCAGATTCTTCAGCCAGATAGGGTCTTAATCCTGGGCGACTGGCTCGACTTCCCTGAGCTATCCCGATTCACTCAAGAGCCCGAAACCCGTTACTTGATGCAACCCGCGCTCATCGAGTGCGCGTGGTTCCTGCAAACGCTTATGCGTACAGTGCCCAGTCATTGTTTGGTGGCCTGGACAGAAGGTAACCACGAATATCGTTTGCGAAATTCTCTACTAGAACACCAGGCGGGGGCTCTGGCCGACGTTCGCCCTGTGGACAACCTGGACGGGCCACCCGCTATGAGCGTCGAGACTCTTCTAGGCCTAGATAAGTTGGGGATCGAATACGTCCAGCCCTACGGTACCCCTTACTGGCTCTGGAATGTTCTTTGTCATCACGGCCATGTCGTTCGAGGCGGTGGCGGAAAAACCGCGGCATCCATCGTGGCCACAGCAACCCATTCACAGATTGTTGGGCATATCCATCGGCGTGAGCTATGCAGCCGCACGCTGATGGACCCGAAGCGCCCAGGAGGACAGCGCGTGATCAATGTAATGTCACCGGGGGCGCTCTGCTCAACCGTCGCGGGCGTAGTGCCCACGGGAAAAGGCCGACCGAATCAGGACTGGCAACAAGGACTGGGATTGGTGCATCGGACGGACCAGAGCGATACGCACATGACGTTAATTCCTATTAATGACGGTTCAGCCGTCATTAACGGTCGATTTCTACAGGGAAATGCGGATACTTACGTGGGCGAGCTGGCCAGGGCCACGGGGGTTGATTTTTGAAGACGCGAATCCATGTAAATAAAGCGAAAATCCGCAGTAATGCAAAAACGGGCAGAAATGACGCGGTTTTGAGCATCAAAACTTACAAGTCAAACACATACGCGCACGAAGCAATCATCCTCGATGACGACGGAAACGAGATCGCCCGCGTTGTCTATCGGCCACACAAGCCGCTCGGGTGCGGGGCGCGTTGCTGGATTGAGACCTACAACCGAGTGCAGGCTATCTACAACGTCGAGACTGATGTATGAGCTGGAAAACGCGCCCAATGGCCCCTGGGCTCCGAGATTTACACGCGCTCACCCGCGAGGAGGGCAACGCGAGTATCGCAGCTATCCTTAAAGTTTCTGTCAGGTGCTTGACGGACCTGCGCCGCGGCGAGCATCCCTTAACCATTGACGACCTATATTTGTTAAGGCAGCATTTCAACGATTTTGATCTGGTGGGAACGGTGGCTCGAATTGGAAAAAGAAGAAGGCACACCGGGAAAAAATCCCACAAGCGAAGCACATCAAAGCCGCGGACCCTCCAGCACTACAGAAAGAGACTCCCGAGACTTCTACCCGACACCTGAGTGGTGCGTCCACGCAATATACGACGCTTTCCCATCACTGCCCCGCCCCACGCTAGAGCCGTGCGCGGGCGTTGGATCTCTCATTTCGCCGCTAAAAGACCGCGGGTGGGCACCGCCTCGCGGGATTGAGTTAGATCCGCCGTTGGTCGTCGAGGCGGGGGGTCTCGTAGAACAAGGCGATGGTTTAGCGTTAAGCTGGACCGGCCACCACGTCTTGATGAACCCCCCCTACCGAGCGGCCCAGGAATGGATAGAAAAGGGGTTGGAGGAAGCACAGAGCATGGTCGCGCTCTTACGTCTTGGTTTCTTGGCCTCAAAGCGCCGAAAACCGCTGCTAGAGCGACACCCGCCCTATGCCCTAGGGGTACTATCCAAAAGGCCAAGTTTCCGCCACGGGCGGACAGATTCGAGCGAATACGCATGGTTTATCTGGACGCGCTGGCAAGGCAGTGCGGATATGCGGATCAAGTGGCTTGTGCCGCCGATATGATCTGCCGCAACTCATCGTTCTCTAACTCTAGATCGCGCAGGGCCACGAGCCGCTGGCTTGATATGTCTTCGAGATGCTTAATGGCTTGCTGCAAGTCGGCTATCTCAATTTCGATAGACGCAAACTTGTGAGGGCACGCCGCGCAAACCCTTTTGCGAATGCGATAGCCGCGGGGCTCCCACCAATCCCAGACAGGGGTGCCCAAGCGGGCGGTCGCGTCATGCCGGGGATCACCCTGAGCGGGCCGTGAGTCGTAAATACGTGTTTTGACGTGGTCACACTTTGGACATCTCAAAAGACTACCACCCCCGTATAGACGCCCCCCGCGAACGCGGCGGCTGATAAAACTGCGATGAAGGGAGCTGAGCGATACCAAGGGAGGGTGTGTGTCAACGGCGTCGCTGCATCGAGCAACCCCCTATAGGCAGTAATCAAGGCGGCACTGTTGGCCAGCTTTGCGGTACAGGCATCCAATTGCGTAGAGGATAAGGCCCTAGCGAGCTGTAGATCGTTTTTGCATTTTGGGAGGTCTGCGCCCGCACATGAGAGGGCAAGGCGCGTTTGTGGGATTGTCCAGAGAATGCCTGTGCAAGACGCAGTTTGGCCGCGTGAGATAGACGCAGTTTGCGTGCAAAGGCCCGATGCTTCGTCGCCGTCGCCATCGGCAAGAGCTGCGGATAGGTTACCGCTGGCCCCTGGCGTAAGAAGAGCAATGAGGATAATGGCGTTAATCATCGAAAGTCTCATTCACGAAATCCGCTAAGTCGTCCAGGTCCGCACGTATGATCTTATCCTGTTCTTTTTCAATCTCGGTTTCTCGGACCTCGTGCGCGTCACGAGCTATTTTTTCGCTTTTCGCTTTTTCATGCTGCGCGTCGGCGTCGGCATCGGCGCGGGTGGCCTCGGCATCGGCCTGTTCTGCGCGAACCTCAATGATTTTCCCAGTGTCTCGACTGTGCCGCCATCGTGCGCCTAGCACGAATGCGCCCAGCAAGGCCCACGCCCACCCCGGCAATCCCTTGACCCAAGTTAACGCCTTACGCAGCGCGAGCACTGATTAACTTCTTAACAACGCCCACGACGGTGGAGCTGAGCGCAGCGCCCGCGCAGCCTGCTAAAGCCCCGCTCGAATCCATGAGCATAAGATAGCCAAAGCCAGCCCCCACGCCCAGCGCGGCCAAGCGCACGGCGAGCCGTGGCCAGGAGTCCGGCGCAAATTTACGGATTGCGGGCTTGATGGCCTCGACGATGCCGAATGTCGCGACGGCACAGAGCAGGCCGATCTTAATCAGTTGGGGGTCCAGCATTTTTGCGTTTCCTTTTGTCTTCGCGGATCAATTTGCGGATCACCTGTAAGTCCTGCCGCACGTTGATCAATTGAGCCGACTGAGCACGTTGTACCATACAGGGATCGCCGTCACGATGGTTTTTCCTGTGGTGTTTCTTGAGCGCCTTTTTATGTGCCTTTTTATGTGCCTTTTTACGGGGGGACTCGGCGCAGCAATCGGGACATGCGGAACACCTAGCCCGCGTCCACTGCGCATACCAATGCTCTGTGGGGATTGACCCGATGTCTGGCGCGTGCGCGAATGCTGAATCCTGCCCGTCCCCCGTGGCGGGGGTTGATGCTTGCGGAGCGCAAGCTACTGCGGCGAGCGCAATCGCAAAATTTGCAAAATAGCGCGAGAATCGCCTTGGATTTGCGCGATCAATTCCCGTTGGTGGTGCAGCTCCTTCGTGATCTCGCCCAGGGACTTGTTGGCTTGGACGGCTTGGACGGCGGCTGCTTCGGCCTTGGCCTCGACTCGGCTGATATACATTGACATTGATATTACGGCGGCGATCAGGGTCCCCACAATCCCTAGACCTAGCTTTAGGTTGTTTGGCGGCGTATTCATCGGTGGAAGTCCTCATTTCGTGCGTTGAAAGTGCATAGGGTCAGGGTATCGTGTCCAGTGCTGGCCCCAAGTCCAATTGGCATCAGTAAAAGTTTTTGCCCAGGCAGGGTACCTGAAAAGGGGACCATCGGTGGTGTGGGGCCGATGTTTTGCGCTGTCAACGTCAAAGCTTATCCCCCAGGCATGTGTGCTAAGGCCAGCTTTGGGATCGTGCCGCTTGTGGCGGGGTACCCAGCTCCAAATTTTTTCAGGGGTGTACCCCGACTTGAGGCAGGCGGCCTCGAAAAGCTCTGCCATCTCCCGCGCTACGAGCTTGTGCGCGTAGGTGTAAAGCCCGTTAAAAAAATCAACTTTGACGATGTTTCTGCGGGACCACCCCCGCTCTATGATGATCGCGCCCTTGGTATCTTCGCTCTCTTCGTAGTCGAACGTACCATACACGCGCTCAATATCCGCACGCCGTCCTCGCGGTATGGGTACGTCGCTTTGCGGGGGGTCGCGGTCAAGATCCAATTGAGAGACCGTGTCCGGCCCGCAAAGACCATCGGCCAAGATTTCCGCGTCGGCCTGGACCGCGAGTGCTCCGCGTCGAATAATCTCGCCCAGAGCATCCCCTTCGAGCACTCCGCTTTCTACTTGGCGAAGGTTCCATCGTCGCTTGAAGTCGTCGTTCACTTACTCCCCCTCATGGGATTCCTGCATCGTTAAAGGCTTCAGCTATCAGATCCATGGACGGCACGTCTGCCCGTCCAGGCAGTAGTCCCATCCCGGCGTGGCCACCATATATTGCGCTCGCGTTGTCGTCGTGAAGAGCCCCCGCGGGCAACGGTGCATATGCGTTATTATAGATGATGTGCCATGTCTCGGAGAGAACGCCGGTCCCCTGACCGGGGGGTAAAAAGATCTGATTGTCCGCGATCCGAAATGTTGCGCCCGTTTTATTCTCGCCTTGCACAAGCCCTTGGTCCCAACTCACGATCTGAGTGCGGGGGACGCGCCAGCAAAGAGCCTGATTATCATATCCAACCTGCACGGTGGGCGCTTGATTCGCGCCCAAAATCACTTGGCGGATGCCCGCGGGAACGTGCCCGCCTACTCTGTGAAAGGTGTTTTCGTTGTTATGGGTAACGTCGAGCAGAATGGACCGCTCAAGAAAATTCTCGAAGTGAGGGTGCCATACCTGCCCACCGTTTTCTCGGATCATGTGATACATTGTCGGGTGCTCAGGGTTTGAGCTGGGCGCCGTTAACCAGGAATTGAGAAGCGTACCATCGCCGGGGACGGGCGTGCCGGTATAGCCTGCTGCGCTCGCGCCATTGGGTTGCAGCTCACCGGAGAGCGCCCAAGAGAAACTCGTAGTGTCGCCGTCAATGGTGTAATCAAAGGTAGTGGCGCTGGTCGCGCTGAAAATTCCGTCGGCATCGTCCCGCATGTCCATTCCGCCCCATGGCCAACTTGACCGCGGGGGCTCGGGGAAGAACACAAAGCCGTTCCACAAGTCGTAATTGCGGGTACTCACAAAGAAGTAGATGTGCTGGTCGTAGGCGTACACCTGAGTAAAGCCGTCGAGCCCTCCGATATTAGCGCTTGTGAGAGCGCCATTCTCTGGGAAATTATTGATGTCTCTGTCGGGATCCCAATTCCGAGGGAGGCCATGGTTTTGAAAGTCCCAAGGGTGCTCTTGAGCAGCTCTGTCTCCAAAACCGGGGAGCATTTGCAGACGACCCGCATTAACTTCGTTGTCCTTGGTCGCATCCAGGTCAAAGATGGGATCAAAAACATTCGCTCCTGGCTCGTCGCACCAAGGAAAGACAACGCTGTCCATCCATACACCGCTCGCAAGGATCGTGTCTAAGAGCGCGTTGAAAAACTCAGCTCCGATGGTCCCGGATGAGAAATAGATAGGATGTGGCCCCTCCCCGCGAGGGTCGCCCGACTCAGGGATAGCGGGGTCGTTGGCGGCTGCGACGAGATCCATGATATGCCCGCCGTAGGGTTGCCCAGGCGCGGCAACGGTACGATCTATAGTGCCATCAGCTTGCAGATATGTAGCGGGCAGCGGCCAAATAAACTCATCAATAAATATCTCGAATCGTGCTGTATCTGCCGTGCGAAATCCCTCGTCGCCTCCCGGTAAATTGAGTTGTTGACGGATGGGATGCCACGGCTCACCGCGATCATTTGTACCGTCAAGCCAGGGGGGGCCAGGCTGCGGTTCTCTGAACGTGAAAGGTAGTATTTTGAACTGGAGGATTGCCTCATCATCTGCATCAGAAAAATCAGCGGCGGTCCAGTAGCTTGTGGTTACGCCGCTCAGATAGAGCTTGCCTTCTGAGAGATGCTCCGAGTAGTAGAGCTTGTCAAGGTAAGGCGGGGATAGGCACCTTAGAAAGCGGCCTGTGTGTCCGCAATGCCATCCAGGAGCCCCTCCCACGGCGAAGGCGTCCAAGTGAGTTAATGCGGTGGGCTTTGCGGGATCAACCGAGACTCTGTGTACCATTCGCGGCTCCGCGAAGAAGTCGAATATCGCTTCTAAGACCGCGAATGTAGTACCCAAGGTGCCTTTGTGGCCAAATACCAGCGCCAGTAGCGCCCGCCGCCAATACTTTCGGGAGATGGACGCGAGCCGCGGGAAGCTATAGTGTCTTGCGAGCGCATCAAACCCGTGTCCCTGTGCTTTTGCAATGAGGGTGTCGCGGTATGCACTCTCAGTCTGGGAGATGGGATCTAACATCGAAACTCACAAGCGCACGAGGCGCGACCGTTAAAAACTGCGGCGAAGATGTCCCGATTCCCTTGAAAGCCATAGGTGAGACGCTCCCATAAGTATATCTATTTCCTTGCAGGATCAAGCTACCCACGGGCGGGAATCCTAGAGTTGACTCGACGTACATAGACGTGTCTCCGGGTTTTAGCGGAGAGCAAACAAGCGTCTGCGGCTTACCGTTAAACCGCTGTACCGCCTCCCCGAAAGCGCCTGTTATTGAACGCAAAAGCCCGTGCGTCCACTCGGGCGACGGAATAACAGGAAGTGTGGGCGTCGCTGTGGTGAGAACGGATATGGTGTTCCCGTCGATGTCACAAGATATTGTGTATGCAGCACCCGGAATCGCCGCGGGGCCAATGCGAACGGCGACCGTAAGCCCTCCCGTCTTCACCGCTGTACCGTAGATAGTGACCGCGGGAGCGGGAGCGGTCGCAGCGACGGACCAAGCATTGGGCCGTCCCGCGACTTCGGGATCAACTGCCCCATTGAACGATACATCTACCGTCGTTACATTAATCCATTGAGTACCTGTGATTGCGAGTGCCAAAGTTACTTCCCCTGGAGATCGGTGAGGCGGGGACTCCGCGCACCCGCAGAAAATCGAGTAGGGAGCGCCTCCCTTCCGGCAAAAGTTACAGAAGAACGCCCGCGGTAGATGACCCGGATAGCTCTAGGGACGGTGATCGTGTGGGGAAACCCTGCCCCCCCGTAGCCAATCGTGAAATCATATTCGGCGGGAGGCAGTGGAGGTAGTGCAAAACTTAGGATCTCATGGCGTAGATCCGTCTCACACTCCCACTCTTTACCTACCCGTCCCGCGTGACACCCGAACATATCTTTTGGGTACACATCGCCCGTTGCCGAATTAACACATCGCACCAGGAATGGCCCGCTGCGAGCACTGCCCCTCACGGCGTCGTTGCCTGGCCATTGCCCCATACGCAACTGTATAAGCACACCGCCATCATCGGGCATGACGGAAAGCCCTGGATTGAGTACTACCGCGTGATACCTAGACGGGCGGATAGAACCATACCCTAAGTCAAGGTAATCAGGGTTAACGATCCCGCTGCTAGGGTCCCCATAGCCCCAATCCTGGGCAACCGTGGTGGACATCCCGAAGACCGAGCCGTCACCGCCCGAAGGTGAGCCATACCCCCGCATTACCCGAGTGTCCTAGTTGGCCATGCGATGGCGTGCTCATCCAGGTGGATAATATCCCCTGACCCAAAAGGAGACGTGCCGGATGCCACCATTCTGAAGTTGACGACGACTAGTAGGGAAGGCTCTCCCGTAGGACCGGCCCAGGCCACCCCTGCCGATGTTAGATCGCTTGTCGCAAGGGTGACTTTTTGCAAAAGGGGCGGGCTAGTAGATGTGAGGGTTAGCGACTGGCCGGTTTTTTCCGCGAGAAGAACCGCGGCTGTTGCGTCTGCGTAAAGAGACAGGTCAAAGGTTAGGAGCGTGTTAATCGCGCTCCCCCCGATGCCGCTATCGGTCGCCCCTACCCAAACGGAGGTTAGATCCGCCGCGGCCAAATCCATAACCTTATCCGATATAGGGATGTGCCAATGTGCATTAAGTACAATATCGTTGGCCAGCGCGGTGCCCACGCCGGACCCCTCGAAGTTTTGGCAGGCAGTATGGCCCAACTGTGCGGCGGTGCCCCTATGCCCTGCGCTTGACGTAGGAGCTAAGAAATACGTGATATAGTTAGACGTTGCGCCCCAATGCCCACGGTCAAACGAGAACGAATTGCTGGACGCGGGCTCAATGAACGTAACTTTCTCGACAGCCGCTTGCAGGCTAAAGCGGTGGAGTTGGTCGCTCTGGGGTGCGCCTGTGGCCAGGTTGACCATGATTTGGTCTGTTTTAGCGAGGGAAGCTGCGAGACTTGTGCCGTCGTCCCTGGCCAAAACCAGGTTCGTTGCGCCAATGTCGTCAATCTCGACTTGGGGATTTGTGGACGATCCAGTCAGAGCAAGGCCATCGGTCGCGGTGATTCCTTGGAGGGGAGCCGCGGTAGATGAGATTGTAAATGTTTTGGTGGCCGAATCGAATGCTGATGTTGTAGTCCCACCCCCCGTGATTTTCAGCGTATCGCCATCGGCCACGCCGCTGGTGACTGTCCCATCGGTCGCTGTCCAGGTGGTAGTGCCCGCAGAGCTGGAGGTGACGGTCAGGGTGTTTGTAGCGGAATCATACGCGGTGCTCGTAGCGCCCGCCCCCGTGATTTTTAGCGTGTCGCCGTTGGCGATAGCTTCCGAAGCAGATCCGTCGGTCACAGTCCAACTCTGAGCGGCTGCGCTCACAGTCATAGTGTTAGTGTCCGAGTTATACGCGGTGGAAGCGGTGGACCCGTCCCCTGTAATTGTCAGCGTTTCGCCCGCAGCGATGGGATCCGTCGTTGAACCATTGGGGCTAATGTTCCACGCCCCTGATGCCGCGCCTGCCGCGGTTCCGATGTATCCCGCGGGGGTGCCCGCGGTGGTTGTGAAACCCGCAAGCGCGTGGTCAGGTACAGAGATTTCCACAAATTTTGCAAAAATGTGAAATTCCCCCGCCGAAGCGGTCCCGCCCGTGTCGACGGTGGCAGTGAGCGCGGTTTTAACCAGGCCCGTCCGGTGGTCGCCTAGCTTCTGGCCTTTTTCAGCCGCGGTCAGCGCAATTCGGCCCGCCGCAGAGGCAGAGCCGACCTGTACCGGCAAAAGGAAAGAGTCGTCACCGTCCGCGTCACCCAAGCTCACACGGAGGTTGGAAAGCCCAAACGGCGTGACAATATCCACCCAGGCATCCACTAGGACAACGTCCACGGGGGGCGTCATCAGTGTCCAGGTGGTGAGACCCGTAGCGGTGGCGACTTCGGCGGTGGATACTTTCCAACGAAGGACACCGTCGCCTACCGGGGTAAAGACATTGGTGCTATCATGGGCAACTAAGGTTTTCATTAGACACCATCCCCGGCTTTACGGTGTAGTTTCAGCGTTACGCTGAGCCCATGCCCCAGCCCTGATACGTCATCGTCCTTTAGGGGCGAGTCCACGCACCGCACACTGAGAATGTGATTTTTTGGAATCTCGTGATTCAGATTGACCGCGCTCAATAACATGGGTTCGTGGCTATTGGCGGGGGAACCTGTGACCTGCAACAAAACACCCTGGGCATTATTCACCCAAAGCGCCTTTGAGCCCACCATAATTGCAAAATCGTAAGCGTCGAGGTTCGCGGCTGCTATAGCCGCTGCATTGAGCCCGCCCGCGGCCATTGTGATGTGGACTTCCTTTAGATAGAGCGACCCCGCCGCGTGATTAACGAAGTCCACATGGTTTTTCGACCAGGGGGGGATGCCCCCGTCGGGCTCTCCTAGCTCATGGACGCCGCAAATCTGGGCGATTCGCCCTTTCCATGTGTTCGTCCCGTCACAATGGCCCGTCCAATAAAGTACCTCGATGTTGATGGCGGTCGCCGTGTGCGCAGATTCGATACCGACGGTGCCGCGG